ATTTATTTTCAATTGTTTTTGAATTAATTTCGTTATAATGCAAAAAAACTTGAGCACAGTTTTCTCCTTGAAAAATCTCTCTCCAATGCTCTAGTTCACAACCACGATAAATCAACATATCTCCAGGTTTTAAATCAATCTTAATCCCTTTCCTTCCTTCTTTGCCAGAAGGGTCAAGGTATATATCCCATTTATCTCCGCCTAGAAACATGGTTGTAGAAATTTCACAACTAAACCTATCTTTATGTCTTTTAAGAACATCGCCTTTTTTATAAAGTCTGGCATAAGAATAAGTAGGAATAAGTTTTAATCCTGTTTCTTTTTCCATAACAGGTCTTACTTTTTCAAGTAATGTTTCCATTACTATATCAGCGTAATGGGTATAAGTATTAGGAACTTGCTCATCTTCCCATCCTCCCCATTCGGCAGCAAAAGGAGAAATAAATTTCTCATCTAAAAACTTTTTAACTACCTTACGCTTTAAAGAAAAATAATCATAAATAAAATTAGCCATTTTTCTTGTTATGGCTTTTTTTATAACCTGATATTTATTTTTTTTAAAATTATTTTGTTTTTTCATAAATATTCTTCTTTAAAAAATCATACATAATAGGTGTATTTTTTACCGCTATTTTCCAAGTTTCTTTTCTTTCGTCTAAACGATCTGCAGTTAATTTCCACTTCTTTTTCAATTTATTCATATCTGAATCAACACCACATTTAACTAAAGAAGGAATATCAGTCGGCGACCAATGCATCCCAGCTGCAATACAATGAAGACCTGCCTCTCCATGAGGAAACCTGTAACGTAATCCTCTATCATAAATAGCTTCGCTGAATCCTGCGTAGGTTCGAGGAACTAAATTCAATACATCTTCTGACCATTGTTTATTGAAATTAGCCTTCCAATAAGGAGTATCTTGTCGATGAGAAAGTGCATAGTGCATCGCTACAAATTCCATAAAAGAATAATGAATATTTTTACACATGGTTGTAAAAGCATCTTTATCCCATTGTGAAATGGGTCCTCTTTGTAACGTTCTGACTAATTGAAAAATAAATTCATGGGTTGAGTATAGACCATTACTTTCCAAAGGTTCTATGAAACTTCCTGCAAGTCCAATAGCACAGACATTTTTTACCCATAAGCGACGGTGAATGCCTACTCTCATTTTAATCTTTTTAAAATCCAATTCCTTCGTTCCGAGATGCCGTTGAAATTCTTTTAATGCATCTTCATCATTTATAAATTTATCTGAATATACGTAGCCACTTCCTATGCGACTCCACAAAGGAATAGTCCATATCCAGCCATTTTCTACGGCCGTACAGTTGGTATATCCTACTAATTGTTTTTTTTTATCGGTATAGGGAATGCGTGTACACCATGCTGTATTATTAGGGAGCATTTTTTCTAAATTAATAAAAGGCTCTTTCAAAGCGTGTTCTAAAAGTAATGATTTGAAACCTGTGCAATCAATAAATAGATCCGCGCTATGTTGTTTATTTAAGGTTGTAATCCCTTCTGAATCTTGTTCTATAGTTTTAATTTCTTCTTTAATATGTTTTAGTCCTCCTGGAATACAGACATTATCTCTTAACCATAAACCAAACTTAGTAGCATCAAACTGAAAAGCTGTGTGTTTATAAAATTCAAAAGGTATAGTGTTAGAGTGGTTAAAAAAACATTTGTTTTCATTAACCAATGCCATTTGAGGATAATTACAGACCGCATAGTCAGAGTAGGGAGTTTTAGGATACAAAAATTTCTTGAACCACCAATCATTTAATAGAGATTCACTGCCTTTAAGATAAGGATCTCCAAAAGGATAATGAAAAGCCTCACCTTTTTTATAAAAATCAGTAAATTTAATACTTAGTTTATAAGTTGCATCGCAAGATGACATAAAATCTTTATCCTTAATACCAATTAGACTTTGCCACCCTCTAATCTGACCTAGAGTACTTTCTCCTACTCCGATGATTTTAATATGAGGACTTTCTATTAAACTTATTTTTTTATTAGGAAACCATTTAATAAGAGTAGCCGCTGTCATCCAGCCTGCGGTCCCTCCCCCTACAATAATAATTTTATTTATCTTTTTAAAGTTCACACAAATTTAATATTACCAGAAACTGAAATTCTAGTTACCTTTGAATTAAAATGCATTACATGGTGTCTTAAATTTGCAGGAAACATCATTAAAGTATTTTTTTTAGGAGTGCAGATTTTTTCTGTTATGACGTCCCATCTAGGTTCTCCATATACAAAGGTTGTAGAGCCAGGATTAGCAGCGCTTGTTATATTCTTTTTGCCTTCGTTTAACATTTTCTGCGGAACTTGCAACCAAAGTATAAAAGATAAATCACAATTCATATGTATATGAAGTGGATTATATTCTTTTGATTTTTGAAAATTAATCCAGAAATCATGGACTTCGTATGTAGGATTAAACTGAGTTCCTCTAGTGAAGCTTCTAAATCCATCAAGCCAACTATTTATATAAATTTCAAAATCTTTAACAATCCATGGATCTTTTTGTAAGTCAAAATTATATTCCTGATCTATTTGTCCAGCTAAGTTACTACGATAAGATTTTTTCAATGTCTTACCAGTCTTTAATAATCTTTGACAATACTCAGGATTCACTTCCATTTCAGTAAGGTAGGGACCGAAGAAAAAATATTTATGTTTTGGGATTATTGCTGGCATTTGAAATATTTTTAGGTACGCATTGAATGTTCCAATGAATAAATCGGAAAGGCTCTATCCCAAAATCAACAATATATTGATGAGGAAGATAGCCTGGAATAATCACCATTAAACCTGGTTTGGGTTGATAGTGTATCATTTCACTAGCGTGTGAAATTTTTTTTAGATCTTTTGGGGGAAGTTTAGTCATCAATGCTCCTGGCCTAGGGTCATGAAAAACAGGATAAGAAGTTTTATCGCTTGCTTTTAAATAATAAAATCCTGATACATGTTGGTTTGTATGAGCATGAGTATTGTGATGACCTCCGCCCTTTTTAGAAAATTCTTGCACCCACATTTCAGTATAGTGCAAACTATGATTTGTTAGATCAAACCCACAACTGTCTAAAAATTCATAACTTCGATTGCCACAATATTCTACAAAATCTTTAAGTTCGGGATCTTTATAAAGTGAAGTCGAATGATGCGACATGGAAAAATCTCCAAGTTTTCTTTTATAAAATTTATTTCTTTCCTTGATACTATTTTTATTATTTTTTTGAGCTTCTTTAATATATTTATCACAAACTTTATTAACTGATTTTACATATTCAGGAATTTCTTTGCCCCATATTGGAGTTCCAAAATATACTTGACTTTCAAAATTACTCATACAAAAGGATAGCCAAGATTCCACACAACCAATGAATATCTAACTCCTTTCGTTATAGGTTTAATTCTGTGCCATACAAAACTAGGAAAAACAACCATAGAACCTTTAGGTCTAATTTCTTTGCAAATCCGAGTATGAGGCTTGTCCATATTTCTAAAATCAAATTCTAAATCTCCACCTTTATAGTCTTTTTCATCAGATAATGCAACTGTTACCGACAGTTTCCTTATTTTTCCTTTCAAAGCTCCCTCTTTTTTATAAGGGCCATTCCCAGAATCACAATGCCAATCGTAATATTGACCTACTTTGTATTTAGTAAATTGACAAACTTCGGACCAATCCCAATTAAAATTCCAACCTGCATTTTGATTAGCTTTATGGATATAAGGATGTATTTCTCTATATATCCATTGCTCACCCATCCAGACAACATTGGAATTTCTTTTTTTCTTAAGGTTTTTTATTTCTTTTTTATTCAAAGGCTGATCTTTTATATTTCGATCTGTTCCCTCTTTCCCCGTCATTGCTAAATGTTCCGAATGCTTTAATCCGTACTTAACAATATCGTCACATATTCTGGGAGGAATTACTGATTTAAAATACCAGTAATGATTTTGTAAGTTCATTAAACATTTTATACAGTACCAACAGGAGGATTTAATTTATCCCAAGATAAAGTTGATTCATTCCATGCATAAGGATCTTTAGCCATTGTTCCGTGAATAGTTTCATATTCAGTATCAGGCATAGCTACAGGTGCTTCCCAATGACAAGTTTCTTCGTTTAATACCCAAGATGGAAATTGTTTCTTGTCAGGATGTTGATAAAAAGCATCTCTTCCTGAATCATAAATACCACCGACAGTAGCGTAATTTTTCCTGAAAGGTGTTTTACCTAACTTGTGTACTCCGTCGTGAGTGTTATAGGATGTCTTTTTCCATAGAGCGGCAGGATGATTATGTGTACGTTCTAAATATTGTTGTCCTACTGATTCATCTTCAATGCCATCAGCATTTACACAATCTTTATCCGCTACAACCAGCACTGTTATTACTGTACCTGCTTCATCTATTTTTGCAAAATGTGCCATAAAATTCTTAACTAGTATTTTTTA